TTGATGATGCGGATGGTCTCGCCACCATCCCTGGTCTTCACCATGTGCGTCAACTGCGCGGCCACTCCCTGATGGAAAGCGTCGCCAGGCATCGCCTCCAACACGGGAGACGCGACCTCGGACACGAACCGTCCCACCAGTTCGGTGAAGCGCACGCCCAACGATTCCAAGATCACCAGCTCCTTCCACGTCTCGCTCTCCATCGCCCGACGGCACGCCTCCGCCACCGCCCGGTCGCCACGCGTCATCCTCTTCTCGTCGACGTCCTTGACCGGAGAGTTCGGACCGAAACGCCAATGCGGCAGAATCTCCTTCATCGGTTCCTCCCTTGACCTTGATTGATATGAGATTGATTGATATGAGCCGGACCGCTGGGCGCCATGACAGCAAATAATCGCGCCCATCGTTCCCACACCCCAGGAAAGCTGAACGAAACGGGGATGCGGGCGGCGTTGACGGTCCGGCCAAGCGCCGGCGGCGGGATTCGAACCCGCAGCGTGACGGCGGAAGACGTGAGAGTGAAATGCAATGTGAGATGAAAGGACACACGCCTCCGCCATCCGTCCGCGTCCTTGTACGCCGGCGGATACGGTCAGACGTCGCCATCCACGTCATCGCGCGGAGCGAACCTGACCGTCAGCCACAGGGCCGTGGCCAGATACACGCCCTCAACCACAAGCGCGCCCGTCAGGCCGCCATGCCAGGTGAGCATGAGCGTCACGCTCACGACCAGGCCGACCACGGCGGCCGCGAACTTCACACGACGCAGCGTGTAGTTCGGCCTCCCCTTTTCGGACCCGTCCTCGATGCGATAGTCGTTGTCGGTCATCTTGCGCCTCCTATGCTTTGAATGAATGTCCTTGCCTGGTCTTTTCCGATGCTCGCCAGCTCGCGGCTTCCGTCGACGTCGAGCTCCATGAGGCTGGCGCCCTTGCCCGTGACGCGAATCGCATAGCCGGTCAAACCGAACATGATCACCGTGTCCCTCGGCGGTGCTGGTGGCATCAGCAGCGTTTCCGCGTCGATTCTCCTGAGTGCCATCACAGCTCCTTGCGAATGTCGTTCATGCTTACTCCTCCAACGATTTGACGTATCGGTCCATTTCCTCGCGCCTGATGTGACGGCGGGAAGGCGTTCCTCGTTTGCTTGGCGGACGAAACGTGTCTATGTCGCCCTGGTTGACAGCCTGTCGCAGACCGTCGTAGTCGATCCCGTACAGGCTCGCGGCCTGCGGGATCGTCCATGCAAGCCTGTCCTTCAACGGGATACGGCTCGCATCCTTGAGCTCGTTCTGCAAGACCATCACGCGCCTCCTTTGCGTGTGTGATGCCGGGCGGCGTTAGGAGAACCGCCCGGCCCTCTCCTAAAATCGGTGTCATCCCGCATTTGCGACGTGCGGGCCGAACAGTTAGGAGAAGAACTATGGATTGGATCAGTTATGGTTTGGAAGGCTTGACCGCGTTGTTTACCGGAGGAGCTATGGCTTGGAACTTCGCATATCGAAGTAGGCCGAAGTGGCAGCCCTATGTGGTCGAATGCGGATACGGAAATCCTCCGTGCCTTCTGGTCAAGATCGTCAATGTGGGCAACGGAGCCGCCACCGACGTGCATGCAACGGCCACCCACAGTCCCGAAACCCCTTATGGATCACGGCGGAAAGGCTTCAACTCTCTTGTCGCCACTGGCGGCTGCGTGTACGCGCGAATCAAGGTGAAGGAATCGGAGACCGAGGAAAATGGCCATAAGTACCTGCATTACACACCTCCCGAAGGCGCTTCGGTGACGATCACCTGGCGGCAGCAGCCGTTCATCGGCCACGGGAAAACAAAGACCTGGCCCTTGTCCAAAATTCCCCACGATTTCTCGCAAGGGAACTAAGTTCGATCTGCGTCTGGGCTGAACGAATCGCACAGAGAATGTCATGAAGCACCTTGACCACGGTCAGAAGTTTCAAGAGAATCGCGCAAAGCAACACGACCACGCACAGCAGCTGACCCGATAGGCACGCGAATTGACTGACGCTCATCACGCACCCGCTTCCAACGACGGCTGAGCGCGACCCCAGTACCGGTCGATGAAATAGCGCTGCCCCTTGCCCGTGACCTTCGGAGTGCGGCTGACCGTGGTATGCCCGTCCGCATGGGTGACGGTGGTCTCCTTGATGCGGAACAGGCCGAGGTCCATCGCACGCTGTGTCGGCACGTTGCGATTCGAACCGGACTTGCCGAGATACCCGTCAGCCTGAAGAAGACGGAACAGTCTGTTCTGGCCGATGTCCATCCCGTTCTGCCGGAGCATCTTCGCGAGCTTGCCGACCAGGCACGTGCCGTCTGACGCGGCCACGGCGTCCGCGAACCGGGCCTTCGGCTCCAACATCTTGATCTGTGTGTCCTTGGCTTGAAGCTGCTGGTTCTTGCGCTCGATGGTCTTCTGCGCGACGAGCACGGCCCTGGCCATGATGTCCTCATCTGAATCCGACTCGGACGTCGGGATGTAGCCGCCGGTTTTGCGGATCTGGGGCAGCACCTCATGCGTCACCCACCGCTTGAACTCGTGAGCCTCGGGCTTGCGGGAACCGAGCACGAGAACATACAGTCCGGCTTCGTTGACGATATTGGTCTCGCCCTGACGCCCTAGATTGAACCTAGACCGTTCATCATCGTCAAGCCTTTTCAATGCATCGGATGGATTGCTGATTTCGAGGATGGCGCATACGTCCTTGGCGACGAACCAGGGCTCCTCCGCCTTATCGGTCAGGGTACGCAATGGGGCGCCCTTGAAATCGAACTTCTGGATTTCATTGTTCATTGGATTCTCCCTAGAATCGAGTTTGTGAATAGTTTTCTTGAGGATCCGGCAGGCTGGGCTTCGACCATCATCGCCGGGGCGTCTTTGGCGTGGAACGTTCTGCAGCAGTTTCAAATCCACTCCATTCGCCGTAGGGACGATTTGTCCCAAACCGATTTGGAGCCTTTTCTTGATTCCACGTCGAACAGCATCGTGTATTTCCGGCTTGTTGGACCTCTGACGATGTATGACGTCCGAATCCCACCTCAGGCAACGTTCGGAACAAGCCCCTATACGCCGCTGTTGGCCAAGCGGTTGAGACCGAATCAGATCTGCCATACCGGCTTCACCGGCGAGAATGCGGTGCTGCTACTTCCCGATGATTTCGAGATTGAGTGGCGGTCGTCCCACATGTCGCGCAGTCATAAGATTCGTGTATCTCTGACCGAGATAAAGAAGGAGGCGTGGAACCGCAGCTCGAAGAGTGTTCGGCAGATTCGCGAGAGGGCTTCGAGGCCGTAACCAACGGTTCTGCATCAGTCGCGTTCTCGTGGCGATGAGTCAACGAATCGAATATGCCACGCAAGGTCGCACACAAACCGGAATGACGCTTCCTGCGGGCGAGATGCCATCCCGCATCAACGCCAGCGAGATAAAACCACGCATCACCGAAGCTGCATGGGCCGTAACTTGATTCGTCGGTGACCACATCGAAATAGTCGCCCTGCTTCACGTCGTCAATCCAGTATTCGGATGGAAGCACATCAAGGCATGGCCCTCCGTCCGCTTCGATGGCGCGGCATTTCCAGATGAGACGCTTGAAATCGCCAGCGTTCCCCGGCTCTTTCGGAAGGCTCTTGTTCATCCCCGTGCAACCATTGCCGAAGTCGACCCGTTCAAGCGGTTCACCTGGAATCCACTCGCGGACATCGGATCTCTTCATCTTCCTCATTTCGGATTCTCCTTTCGATTCACTCTTCGGCGAGCGCCGCTTGCTTTTTCGAAGCACTCTCATTTGAGGCCCTTCCTGCCGAGTGGGAGAATGAGCAGACCCGCGCAAAGAAGGGAGGTGAGAATATGAGCAATGGATCCGATTTCGCGAAGGCGAGCGCCGTGTTCGGGAAGGCCGCTGAAACGTCCGATCCCGACGAGAGGATGAGAGCCCTGTGCCAAGGGCTTTCCCTCCTCGCCAAGGGATTCGATTCGATGGATGCTTCCATGGCATCCGCCGCCTACTGTCTCGACGTGCTCTCGGATAAGTTCTGAACGGAGTTCCTGTATCTCCGTGCTTAGTCGGTCCGCGGTCTGATTGATGTGCTCGAGAATCGAGCCCATGACTTCAGTCGTCATGTCGCGGGCCGACAACTGCCGTCCGACCTCGATGCCGATTCCTCGCAGGTCAAGGCTGGACAGGTGGCTCCTCCTGTCGTCGCCCACTGTTCCGATAACCGTTCGAGCTGGTTCCTCGCGGACGGCTTTTCTTATCGCGCCCAGCATCGCCGGGTGCAGGCGTTCGAACTCCTCAACGGAAATCGGGTTCGTGGATTCATCCGGTGTCTCGGCCGGAATGTTGATGCTCATTTCGGATTCTCCTTTCGATTCATGCGTCGGCGAGCGCCGGTTGCTTATGGTTTGATTTGGTTGATGTCGTCGATTGCGGTTCTTTTTCTTCTGAATTTGCTGCAATGAAGATGTCAAGACCGTCTTGCCATTTCAATGCCGGAGCAATCTTGTCGAGAACGCGAATCGGCCATTCCCGTTGATTGCGCATGTATCGATTCATGACGACCCGATTGATTCCAACTGCGTCGGCGACGCCGGATTGAGTGATTCCAAGTCGAGCCATCCTGACTTTTATTGCCTGTGTCACGTATTCATTGCTTGTCACATCACCTCCATTCCCCGAATATTCGGGACTTTATTCGACGTTTACCGGATATTCGGTGAACATGCTTTCAATGTACTCCCGAGTATTCGGTATGGCAAATTCGACACGCCGAACGGCGTAAAGATGTAACTTCCCGAAAATTCGAATACAGTCATCGCTATGGACAGCAGTACAACACGCACCGATCTGGTGATTTGCAAATATATCAGCCAAGCAATGGAAGCCAATGGCATTACCCAGGCCAACCTCTCCAAGGCCCTTGAAGGACGATCAAAAGGCTATATCAGCGACCGAGTACTCGGTAAAAGAAGTTGGGCAATCAGCGAGTTAGACAGACTCGCTCCACTCTTTGGGCTTCCGGACGCTCTTTCACTGGTTGCGGCAGCCTGTGGATCAATCTCCAGCGAAGCCGCCCGCGCCTACGAAGCCCGCGAGCGCGAGTCCCGGATCACCGATGATCTCATCGACCGTATCGCCGCGCACCCCGAAGACTATGACGTGGCCGCGAACAGGGATCCGAACGCGCGTCTCGAAGCCGAGACGCCGGACGAGTGAGAGGAACGGACATGTCGAGGAAGAACAGGAAGCCGAGGTTCACTCTTTCGCAGGAGGAGGCCGAACGGCTTATCACGGCCGTCAAGAACGCCGTGGAGGATGTGTTTCGAATGCCGGCGGCCGGCGAGCATAACGCGGAATTCCACGTGAGAGCCGATGACGGGGAGAAATTCACCATCGCCGTCTTCCAAGGAACCAAGAACGCAGCAAGGCATCAGATATCAGCCCGCATCACGAAACTGGGAATTCCGCTGATACGCTTATGTGTCAACAGCGGAACGCACAACAATCCCGACGGCACACGGATATCGGGTACTCACTGGCATGTATACAGGGAGGGAGACGATGATTTGGTGGCGTATCCGGCCGATCTGGCGTCCGATGGATTCGTGGACGCTACCATAGCCTTATTGGATAAGTTCAACGTGATCAAAAGACCAGTCTTCCAGGAGAGCCTGATATGAACAGCATCGAGAGCATCAAGCCCGACGAGCTCATCGAGGAGTATGGTGAATGGCTCAAGCACGAGTCCTCTGCCAAGGACCTCGGAGAGTGGAAGGAGATAACGCTCCCGATGTTCGACCACTCCAATGATGATCTGATCTTCTATGCCAAGACCGCCGGCGACGGCATCATGTTCACCGACGACGGGTACACACTCGAATCGTTCCGACAGAACGGCGTCACAATCACAGAGGCGAGGCGCGAGCGCATGGAACGCATCGCCCGCAAATACGGTGCGGGCATCAAGAACGACGAAATAGTGCTCGAATCGGATGGAAGACGCGGCGATGCCATGAACCGTTACGCGCAGGCCCTCATCGGCGTCGGGTCCATGATGGAGGCCGCGCAGCGGAGGGTTGCGGAATACTTCGCGGATGACGTGGCCACCGTGCTGGATGGATGCAACGTGTTCTATACGGCAAGCGTCGGCATCCGCGGGGTGTCGCGATACGAACACAGCTTCGACTTCATCTTCCAGCGCAGCGCGAACCATCCGACAAGGTTCTGCCAGGCTCCGAACAAGTTCGACAAGGACGCCGTAAGGAACATCATGTGGGGTTGGGAGGACACGCGCAGGGCCAAGGAACGCGCCGACGCGAAGCTCGTGGTCATCGGCGACGACCGCGAAGGCCCGCTGCAGGACGGGGCTTCCGAAGCGTTCGCGAACTGCGGAGTAAACGTGATCCCGTATTCGCAGCTGGCAAAGAGGGCCCCGCAGGAGCTGGCCGCGTAGGGAATGGGGACAGTGAGAGCAATCGGCATCGAATGCCTGCATGCACAGGCCGGAGAGATGGGGCTGGCCGTCGAATCGACGGACCTCCCACGCGACATATGCGGCCTGTACGACGACCGTCACGGGCTCATTCTGCTGGCCGACTGGCTCAACCAGCGCCAGCGCCGTTGCACGCTGTGCCATGAGCTCATCCACGCGAAACACCACGATCCAGGCTGTGGCAGCCAATACGGGTTGAAGTGCGAGCGCCGGTGTCGCAGGGAGACCGCGCTGGCGTTGATCAGTCCCGTGGACTATGGCATGGTGGAGCAGATATACGAAGGCAATACGTGGATGATGGCCGTGGAATTGGGCGTCACCATCCAAGTACTGTCGGACTATCGGCAGCTGTTGTACGATTCCGGCGTGTGCGTGCAATAAAAGAAGCTCAGCGTCCACATACCGCGACGGGAAACAAAAAAGGGTCCCGCCCGAACACAGTCGGACGGAACCCAAGGAACCAACAATCAGCATTTCCGTTTTCACCAAAATGAGGTTCCACGCACAGTGTAGCGCGGATCCTCGGAAAGAGACAACCATGGCCAGAGCGTTCGTAGACGACAGATGGCTCAAAAACGACGAGGACGGCAACCCGCCCAGCAGGGCCGCGAAACAGTCGCTGGCCAATGCGAAGGATCCGATGAAAGCCAATGTGCCCGGCAAATGGCGGTCCGCGCTGTACGGCCAAGGCTCACGGTGGAGATGCCGCTGGTACACGCTTCGAGACGGCAAACGCGTCCAGAAATCACGGAACTTCGCCAAGCTCCGTGACGCTGAGGAATACGCAGCGGCCATCGAGGACGACATCAGACGCGGCAAATACCGCGACCCGCAGCAGGAACTACGCATCTTCCGGGACGTTGCCTCCGAATGGACGGACGGCAAGATGGATATCAAACAGGGCACTTTGGGCAGATACCGCCGCGAATTGCGCGTTTATATCAACCCCAAGTGGGGCGATCGCACACTGAGGGAAATCCAACGCGACGAACTGCAACAGTGGGTCACGCAGCTCACCGAAGGCGGGTATCCCGCCGAACTGCAGGACGATCGCGAATCGAAGCCATTGAGTCCACGCAGCATCCGCAACATCGTCAAGGTCGTCATGGGCGGTGTCATGGAATTCGCTTTGGAGCACGGCTGGATTGGCGAGAACCCCATTGAAAAGGTCACCGTGCCGCGCATCACGCAATCCGATGACGACATGGTGTTCCTTACCGTCGAGGAGGTGGAGTTGCTGGCCGGCATGGCCGAACGGGCAGGACGGCCGGTAGACGGGCTGATCGTCCGCTGGCAGGCATACACCGGTGCCCGCATTGGCGAGACGCTGGCACTCAAATGCGGCGACGTGGATGTGGATTCACGCAGGGCGCGCATCCGCCGCACTTGGACCGACGACGGCAAAGGCAGGCTTGTGCTGGGCACGCCGAAGAACGGCAAACCGCGCAGCATCGCCATACCCAGATTCCTTATACCGTCCATCGAACGGCAGATGGAGGGCATGGGCGACGACGACTGGCTGTTCCGCGCGGCAAGAGGCGGGAACCTGTGGACGAACACGTGGCGGACGCGTGTCTGGCGAAAGGCCGTCCGACTGGCCGGCATGGAGGACGAGGGCGTGACCATCCATAGTTTGAGGCATAGCTATGCGAGCTTTGCGATTGCTCAAGGCGCGGATGTGAAGACCCTACAGATGCAGCTCGGCCACTCCTCACCCAGCATCACGCTGAACACATACACGGCTCTCTGGCCGGAACGATTGGACGATGTGGCGGACGCGATTGGCGAGCTGCGCGCTGAACAGTTGAAGACCGTCTAGACGCGGAGGTTGCGCGGTCATCGTGTCGAATCGTGTCGATAGCCTACGGCCAAGAAAAAATAAAGCCTTGGAAACGTAATGTTTCCAAGGCTTCCGGTCGGGCTGACAGGATTTGAACCTGCGACATTCTGCTCCCAAAGCAGACGCGCTACCAAACTGCGCTACAGCCCGTTCATGCACTCCCGCACGTGGCAGGTGAACACGAGTTTCCATTGTAGCGTATGGTAGGACAACGACAGGCTAGAATGGCAAATACTGGAGGGAACGCGCATGGGACGTCATCAGCAAGCCGAGGCTTCAGGCATCATTTCCTTCATGGCATGCGCCACTCTTGCATGGATCGCCATGGACCTATATCTGCAATTCGCTCCCGCCATCTGGCGTGTCACCCAACGCCTGTTCACCGTGTGTGCCGGAATCACCGCGGGATGTGGAGTCATCTCGTTCACCTTGGGGTATGCGCGCAACTCCAGGTCGATGACGTTGAAACATGGCTGGACCATTCCTATTCGCCGTATCTTCGAGATACTCGCTTTGTCCGTGGTCTACGCGTCGACCATTTTCGTCACGGCGTTCATGCTGCTTTCCATTGCCAGCAACATGATGGGGTTGCGCACGTTAAAAGGCTATCTGACTGCACTCTGCGCCGCGATCTCGGGGGTCGTAGGCTATGTCACGTTCGTACAGGCGGAACTCATGAATGCCAAGACCATCGCATCCTTGTTGCCGTTCTTCGTGGTTTCCGGTGTCAGCATCGCAGGATTGACGTCCGATGATCCATACTGGTACAACAACAATTTCTCCCAATTGGGCGATCGAACCACTTTTGCTGCTCGTATGTTCAATTCGACATTGATGTTGGCCGGCGTCTGCATCGTCATCATCAGCTATTTCGCGATTTCGGAGCTCATCACCACGCACCGTCTGCAGATGCAGTATCTGTCTGCAAACGATGAAAAAGAAGCTCCCAAACACTTCAAGGCGCGGATTCTTCTGCTATCGACCATGCTGACGCTCGCAGGCATCGCCTTCATCGGCATCGGCATGTTCCGTTACACGCCGCATCCGATTCTGCACAACGTATTCGCCCGCGGTCTTCCCTGCCTGATGAGCGTGCTGATGATCGCGCTGCCTTGGCTGGCCCCGCAGCTTTCAAAAGTAGTATATGTGATTTCAGACCTAGCTATCGTGATCGGGGCTCTTGCCGGGTTCCAGTGGTTGGCGGGGCGTAACACGTTGACGAACGTCGAGGCTCTTGCCGGCATGATGTTTCTGGGCTGGTTCATCATCTTTTCACGGCAGATTGCGGCCATCGAATCCGATCGTGTGCAGACGCAGCTTATTCTGGCGCAAACCAAGCGGCCAGAATCCGTCGAGGATCTTGCGGAGGTCAGCGAAACCGTTCCTGGAACCGTTTCCCGACTCTCGTCGGAAGTCTAATCTCGTAACGGTTCACGAGCACAGTCCACAAACAATACGGCGAGGTGTCACCCGTACGGATGGCACCTCGCCTGTTATCATGGCTATCAGAAATCGTAGTTCTTTGTGGTGGGCTTTCTATCGCTCATCAGCAACAGGAAGCTTCTCGACTGCGCCGTGATCGCGAAGCCGGCCTCATAGTTGAGTTCCGGACCCTTCGGATTATGCGTATCGACGACCAGACGCCATTTCTTGCCATACCGCTCGTCCGGCAAGGTGAACATAATCGGCTCGTAATGCGCGTTGAAAATCAGGATGAAGTTATTGTCCACCATCTGGTTGCCATACCAGTCGGCTTCCGGAATATCGGAACCGTTCAGATAGATCATCACCGAGAACGCGTGGGTGTTGGACCAATCTTCCATGTCCATGATGGAACCGGTGTGGTCCATCCATTCGACCTGCGGAATCTTATCGTCCGGGTCTCCTGGCTCGCGGCCGGTGAAGAAACGACGCCGGTGGAGCACCGGGTGCTCGAGTCGCAGATGAATCAGCTTCGAAACGAACTCAAGCAGATCCTTCTGACTATCGTCAAGATCCCAATTAGTCCATGAAATGGCGTTGTCCTGGCAATAGGCATTGTTGTTGCCCTGTTGCGTGCGTGCCACCTCATCGCCGCCGCAGATCATCGGAATGCCCTGACTGCACAGCAGCGTCGCGAACATGTTGCGCATCTGCTGTTGCCGCAGGTCGTTGACGTCCTTGATGGTGGTCGGGCCTTCGACACCGCAGTTCCAGGAACGGTTGTTGCTTTCGCCATCCCTATTGCCTTCGCCGTTGGCGTCGTTATGCTTCTCGTTGTAGCTCACCAAATCGTTCATGGTGAAGCCATCATGTGCGGTGATGAAGTTCACGGAAGCCACCGGACGGCGGCCGTTCATCTGATATAGGTCGGAGCTGCCCATCAGACGGCTGGCGAATTCCGGTAGCGTCGATGGTTGCGAACGCCAGAAGTCACGCACGCAATCACGGTAGCGGCCGTTCCATTCGGACCAGCTGGACGGGAAGCCGCCCACCTGATAGCCGCCGGAACCCAAATCCCAAGGTTCGGCGATGAGCTTGACACGGGAGATGACCGGATCCTGTTCGACGATGTCGAAGAAGGCGGACAGCTTGTCGACTTCCTGGAACTGGCGGGCCAGCGTGGCCGCAAGATCGAATCGGAAACCATCGACATGCATTTCGGTGACCCAGTAGCGCAGGCTGTCCGTGATGAGCTGCAGCGCGTGCGGCGAGCGCATCAGCAGGGAGTTGCCGGTGCCGGTCGTGTCGAAGTAGT